TCAAGAGATTGGTGGTGACTTAATATTTTTAGCACCAGATGGATTAAGAACAGTTGCTGGTACTGCAAGAATCGGAGATGTTGAGTTAGGTACAGTTAGTAAAGCTATACAACCTTTAGTAACAGACTTAGCAGAAAACATAAATACATTTGTAATAGATAGTGTTGTATTACGAGAAAAGTCACAGTACAGATTATTTTATACAAATACAAGTTTAGAGCAAACACAACAAAAAGGAATTATAGGAACATTGAGACCAAACGGATTTCAATGGTCAGAAACAAGAAGTTTAGAAGTTACTGCTATAGGTTCAGGATTTGATAGTAATAATGTAGAACAATATTATCATGGAGATACAGAAGGTTTTGTTTATCAACATGATACAGGAAATAGTTTTGATGGCAGTAATATATTAGCTAGGTTTGAAACACCTAACTATGATTATGGTGATTTAGGAACATTAAAAACTTTACACTATGTAAGAGTTTCAGCAAGTTCAGAAGGTATTGTTGAACCAGACTTACAAGTAAGATTTGATTATGGTAATACAGATATACCACAACCACCAGATTTATTTGATATAGGAGTTATTAATCCACCTTCAAAGTTTGCAGATGCATTATTTAATACTAATGTATTTGGTGGAGGAGATAACCCTTTAATAAGAGTTCCATTACAAGGAAGTGGAACAAGTAACAATTTTACAATTATAAGTGATGACACAAAAGCCCCATACACTATAAACGGTTTTTATGTAGATTACATACCTTCAGGCAGGAGATAAATAATGGCAGGATATACAAGACAAAGTTCATTTGCAGATGGAGATACAATTACTGCTGCTTTATTCAATAATGAATATAATCAGTTAGTTAATGCATTTCATAATTCTACAGGACACACACATGATGGCACAGCAGCCTCTGGTCCTGTTATAGGATTAATAGGAGATGCAGGAGAAACTTCTCCAAACAACAAAGTTTTAATAGATACATCAAATAATTACATTGAATTTTATGTAGAAGTATCAAGTAGCTCAGTACAACAACTTTACATAGCTGATGGAGCTATTGTTCCTG